GGTCTGCGAGTCGCGGCGGTTCTGTCCGTGAAAAACGAAAAAATCGGTTGACAATCTGACAAAACGAGAGGAGGGAGCCCGGATGCCTGGGAAGTCGGGCGCGGGCGCGCGCGAAACAGAAGAAAGAAAATTCATTTTCTCTACGGCTGACGCCTGCCTGTTCTTCGGGATTTCGCGAGAAACGTTGTCACGATGGGAGAAGAAGGGCGCGCCGAAGGAAGCTAGAGGGAAATGGGACATCAAAGCCGTCATGGAGTGGCGATATGCAGGCCGCCACGCAGAAAGCCCCGAGACGCGAAAGCTCAAGGCAGAAGCGGACTTGAAAGAAGCCAAGGCGGCACAGGAAAAGATAAAACTGGGGCTCACAAAAGACGAGTTCATCCCAGCCGCCGCCATGCGGAGCGAGCTGACCCGCCTTTTCGCGAACATGAAGAAGTCCTTGCTGGCAATCAGCCACGATGTGGCGGCAGACATGGCCACTTTAGATGCAGAGGCGGCGGAAATTGCCAAAAGCAAGGTTGACAAGCGGGTGCATGACGCACTGCAGGAGCTGACGGAGGGGAGGAACTACCGTGCCAGGGCGAAGAAAAAAGCGAAATGAGCTGGGCTATCCGTGGTGGATCATGGACGCACTGGCCGTGCTGAAGCCGCCGGAGAAACTAACGGTATCCGAGTGGGCGGACAAATACCGGATCCTTTCCGAGCTGGACAGCGCCGCACCGGGGCGCTGGCGGACGAGCCGAACGCCGTATCTGAAAGCCGTCATGGACGCGTTTAACGAGGATTTCGTCCACGACATCACGTTTTGCGCCGGAACGCAGCTCGGCAAGACAAGCGCGGAGCAGAACATGATTGGCTACGCCGTCGCACAGGACCCGGGACCTATGCTGGTCGTCTACCCGTCTGAGAAACTGGCAAAATTCACGTCCGAAAAGCGCCTACAGCCGCTTATCATGCTGTCGCCTGCTCTGCGGGACAAGTTTGACGAGCGCGGCAGCAAGGACCTTGAACTGACCTTCGACACCATGTATATCGCTCTGGTGGGGGCAAATAGCCCGTCGGACCTTTCAAGCCGTCCTGCACGATATGTGTTCTTCGATGAGATCGATAAATTCCCGAAGTGGACCGGCTCGGAAGCGGGCCCACTGGAACTCGCGGCAGAGCGAACCAAGACGTTCTACAACCGCAAGATCGTGAAAGTGTCCACGCCGACGCTCAAGACCGGGAATATCTGGCAGGGGTGGTTGAACGCTGATGTCCAGTACCGCTTTTTCGTGCCGTGCCCGCATTGCGGTGCAATGCAGACGCTGGAATTCGGTCAAATCAAGTGGCCTCCAGGTGCGGACGAGACAGAAGCACGGGCGGCGGCCCATTATGAATGCAAATACTGTCATGAGATCATCGACGACCGGCAGAAACCGGCCATGCTGCGGGCGGGAGAGTGGCGTGGCGAGCGCAAGAAGAAGGGACGCGCGCACAAGGTGGCGTATCACCTGAACTCCATCTATTCGCCCTGGCTGACGTTCGGTGATGTGGCCGCGAAGTTCATGGCGAGTAAGGATGACCCGCCGTTGCTCATGAACTTCGTCAATTCGTGGCTCGCCGAGCCGTGGGAAGACAAGTCGAGCCGCATGAAATCCGACGTTGTGATGGAAAAGGCACTGCCGTATGAGCGCGGGCGCATGCCGGCCGCTGCCCAGCTCGTCACCTGCGGCATTGATGTACAGATTGATCACTTTTGGTATGCCGTGCGGGCGTGGGGCGCGCACATGACGAGCTGGCTGGTGGACTGGGGACGCGCCGAGACATGGGCAGACTTGGAAACCGTCGTAGAGCGCAACTATGCCGACGTGAATGGAGAAATCCACAACGTCAACTTGGCATGCATGGACTCCGGATACAACACGGATGACGTTTACAGCTTCTGCGCCCAGCACATGGGCATCATCGTGCCAACAAAAGGCGCAAGCAGAGCCCTGAAATCACGATATACCGTGTCTGTCCTGGACAAGCAGGCGGCAGGGTTTGGCTTGAGGCTTTACGAGATGGACACCAACCAGCTCAAGAACTATATCGCGTCACGCATGAGCATCGACCCGGGAGCCCGTGGCAGCTGGAACGTGTACGAAGGCATCGAGCGCGAGTACGCGGATCAGATTTGCTCGGAACAGCGCGTGGAGAAGAAAGACCGCAAGGGGCGCGTGTCCATTGTCTGGGACAAGATCAGCAGCCATGCAGCAAACCACCTGCTTGACTGTGAGACGAACAACGTTCTGGCGGCGGAAATCATGGGCGTGCGCTTCCTGACGGATCCAGAGCCGCCGGGCAAGAAGGAAGACGAGCCGGAGCAGGATGACTGGCTGGGAGTCAATGATGACTGGCTTTGACGAAAGGAGGTGAGACAGTTGGAAACACTAGAGATGCAGCTGGAACGTGTGCAGTCGGCCATTGCGGCCATCGAGAGCGGCGCGCAGTCGTACCAGATCGCGAATCGGCGCTTGACAAAGGCCGACCTGGCCACGCTGTACGCGCGTGAAACATCGCTCAAGGCGCAGATTGCCCGGGCGGAAGGCGGCGACCTCTATTTTGCCGAACTGGGGCGCTTATGATCAAGATCCTAGAGAAGGCCATCGCCGCAATATCGCCGCAGTGGGCCTGCAATCGCGCTTTTTATGCGGAGAATCTTCGGGCATATGAAGCAGGAGAGGTTACGCGCTTCAACGACGGATGGGTGCCGATTGACGGGGATACAGAGAACGAGGACAAGACACAGCGTGATTTGGTCAAGGCGCGTGCAAGGTATCTCGAAAACAACAGCGACATCGCAGGCGCTGCCGTGGGCGGCATTGTCCGCAACGTCGTCGGCACAGGCATCAAGCCGCAAGCCAGGACGGGGGACGAGCGACTGAACAAGGAAATCGAATCCCTGTGGAAGGAGTGGACGCGCCCGGAGAACTGCGACATCACCGGTCAGCAGACCTTTGAAGAGATGCAGGCGATGTTACTGCGACGGAAAATCGTGGACGGAGAAATCCTGGTCAAGAAAGTCATCGACAAGCGCGGGCGGTTCCCCCTGAAACTGCAGGTCATCAAGTCGGACTTGCTGAGTCAATACCTGCTGCGCGCACCGAAAACAAACAACGTCATCCGTTCTGGCATCGAGTTGGACGACCATCTGCGCCCCTTGGCGTACTGGATTGACAAGAAGACCCCTGACGGCTATACAGAGTATGACCCTACCCGTGTCCGGGCGGACGAGATTATACACTTGTGGACGCGCAGCCAGCCGGATCAGATACGCGGCATGTCAGACCTTACCCCCATCATCAAGCGCCTGAAGGACACGCAGGACTATCTGGATGCGGAAACCGTCGCTGCGAAAATTGCAGCGTGTTTCTCGGTTTTCATCACGACGCAGACCGGAGCGCCGGGAATGGTGGGGCGCATTGGCAGCACGAAAGACCCGGAGAAAAAGAAAATTCAGTCCATTCGGCCGGGCATGATTAAGTACCTGGCACCAGGCGAGAGCGTCACGACTGCCAACCCGTCGCGAGGTATCGCCAGTGCCAAAGACTACGTGTCAATCCAGGAGCGCTTGGCCGGAGCGGGGCTCGGACTCAGCTACGAGCTAATGAGCCGGGACTTCAACAGCTCGTCATTCTCGGCGGCGCGTCAGGGCATGCTCGAAGATCGCAAGACATTTGAGCCAATCCAGCAGTTTCTCTCTGCACACCTGTGTACGCCAATCTATCGGGAATGGCTGGATACATGCGTGTTGGCAGGAACCCTGGATATCCCGGATTATTTTGCCAACAGAGAAGCATACCAGGCCGTTGAGTGGGTAACGCCAGGCTGGTCGTGGATTGACCCGCAGAAGGAAGTAAACGCAGATATTTCGGCCATCCAGAACGGTGGTAAAACCTTGTCACAATGGTGCGCAGAGCGCGGCTATGACTGGCGGGAGCAGCTGGAACAAATGGCCTTGGAGAAGGAAACGGCCGAGTCGCTGGGGCTGAAACTTGCCGTACACACGCCGATATCCGTACAGGCGGCCATGAGCAACCATGTCGGCGGTGATAGCGCGCAGGACGATGATAAGACAGAAGGAGAGAAAGAGGACGATGAAAAAGAGGAGTAAGAACGAGCCGATGCGCCGCGACTTTTTTGTTGGCGCTATTCGGGCAGAAGGTGAAGGGTCTGCAGCGGAAGGCGAAGATTCGCGCAGAGTCGCCCTGTCGCTTTCGAGCGAAGAGCCGTGCCGCAGATGGTTTGGCAACGAGATTCTTTGCCACGATCCTGACGCGGTAGACCTTTCACGCTTGCAGGACATCGGTGTCGTGCTTTTCAACCACGACCGGGATGCAGTCATCGGCAGGGTCGACAGCGTAGAGCTGGATGAGCAGGAACACAAGCTCAGAGCCGAGGTTGTGTTCGATGACGACGAAGAGAGCGAGCGCGTCTACCAGAAGGTCAAGAGCGGAACCTTGAAAGGCGTATCGGTTGGCTACATGGTAGACGTGTGGGAAGAGGTAGAAGCGGGGGCCATGAGCAGCAACGGACGCTTTGCGGGGCCGTGTGACGTAGCCACGCGCTGGACGCCGTATGAATTATCAATCGTGTCTGTACCGGCTGACCCGACAGTCGGCGTAGGCAGAAGTTATGACGAGATGGGAGAGGACAACATGGGAAACGAGCAGACGAAGAA